CTGAGACAAAGGTGCTTCAAGGCAGATCTTTTTTACAATTTCCACTCGCAAATGTTGATACCTCAGTGGCTGATACCCCTCATATAGATATTGATGAGGGAGACGAACATATTGTAGTCTTGTATTATGTTATTGATAGTGATGGAGATACTATCATTTACAATGAAAGAGAAGAATCATCCACATATACTGAGAAACAGAGAGTCACTCCTAAACAAGGAAGAGTAGTTATTTTTGATGGTAGACAATATCACACAGCACAACAACCTAGTAATGGGACTAGATGTATTGTGAATTATAATTTAGGTTATGATGATTAACAAAGTAATATTAGTTCTCATATTGACTTTTATTTTTATTGAAGGACTTCACGTTCGGTATCATCAGACACGGAACTGTAACACTATTGAGATAGTAGAATAAGATTTCCTCATTATCATCAAAGTAAGATAACTTCTCTTTGAGTTCTGCTACTGTCATTCGTAATACCCCAACTCTTCCTGTTCTTCTCTGATCTCTTCACTTGCCATAGCAAAAAAGTCTCTGATTGTCATATCAGGATATTGAAGTAGGTAAGAACATAATGCACCCATCTGCATATGCCTTGACTCTGCCATATGGATTTGTTCCATAACTGTGTTAGCATCCCACTCTAGTGATTGTTGTTCTGTCATTACTACTCTCCTACAAACTTGTAGTTGTAATCATCAAGTAAGATGTCTCTCACTCTTTCTCTGTCAAGACTATCTCCATCCCCCCAAGTACAAAACTTGTTAGTCTCATCAAGACACATAACAAGATAGTTCTGTGTTGCCCTCTCAATGTCCATTTTATTGAGTGGTTGCTTAGTCTCTTGACTCATCATAGGATATAATGGGTCATTAGTTCCGTAGAATGAATCTACATAATCAATAAATTCTGTGAGCATAGGGGTTCTCCTTTGTGTATATACCTATTATAGTGGTAATTTTGCCATACTGGTAGTCTTTTGTGACACTTTTTTAGGTGGCACATCCAACTCCTCCATAATAATTTGTTTTGGTAGTATGTTATAGCAATAGTAACTACTACTGAATGTTATCTTATCATTGTCTCTACCATCTGGACTTATAAACTTCATTCTCTTGTCAAACATCAACAACTGCAAGTCCTTATCCTTGAATAGTTGTTTTGGTGCTGAGTCATTCAACCAAGTGTTTGTCATTATCAAGGCAAAGGGTTTGCCAAATGATAATGCTCTTTCAAAGTATTTTCTCTTATTGGTAAAAGGTGGATTAGATACCATCACATCCCAATACTCTGGTTCAAAGTCAAAGAAGTCAATACCCATACTAATATGAGTAGCAATAACTTTATTCTGTTTTGATATTTGTTTAGTAAACTCACTATCAATGGTATCAAAAGGACACCATACTATAGCATCCTTTGGAATATACTTGAGAATAGGTTTGACACCATAATCAGGTGTGTAACACTCATCGTTGTTACCACCTGAGAACATTAACTTACCACTATCTAATTCTTTGACCATAACTCTCTATCTCTTTTTGTCCAATACTTACCCCTATTCTAGGGTCTTTCTTGTGTGATGTTCCTTCATCAAACTGTTTCTTAATCTTTGGTAATAATAAATCCAATACAACATTACAACCTAACTTCCATACCTCTTCAACCTTACCACCCTTAAATCTTGCATAATAATGGTTCTGGTACTTACCAATTTTATCCTCTACAATATATTTCTCCTGTAGTTCCCAAGTATCTTGAACACTTATACCATTATAAGTTCCATTGACACTCTTACCTATGGTAGATTTGTATTCACATCCACCATTTTCATCAATTGCATCTTCCCCAGAATAATCATCTGCAACCTTATGACCAAGTAAACCCGCCATATAAATTTCCCTTGACCTTGCATAAGAGAATGGATCACCCCATCCCTGTTCTTCACATAGGTCATACATTTGTTCGTAGAGGTCACGATACTTTTCTTCGGGGGTCATAATTATTTTGTAATTACTATTATTATAGCAAAGATTTTACCATATTACAATGTGGTGTGACAGTAATTTAACTGTCCTAACCACACTCCATATCATACTTTGCTTGAAGTTGTATCACACTATCAATCTTTTTCCTTACTAAATTACACCACTCAATATCATCATCGTCAAGCATTTCATTATGTTCAAGATAATACTTGAGTGTATAATCTATGGTTGTTAGTTCGTAATTGTCAAATTGGTTCATCCTGTTACCTTCCATTGATTTTTTTCTACCATTGCATTGCAATGTTGACAACTGAGTGCCGACCAACTAAAGTGAAACACAAATGCACCCTGATTACAATGTGGGCAAATGATAAACTTACCATCTTTACCCGCCCTAGTGTATCTGTTGACTTTACTGCAAGTTGCCAACCATTTTGGTTCAGTTTTTAAATGCTCATTCAGTATTTTTGCTGACCAGTTAACGTATGTTGATAATGTTGTCATTTGTATTTAAAAATCCTATCTTCATTTTTATGTAAGTCAAAATCGACCTTTGGGTTTATGTGTGCATCCCAACCGATTGTAAATGCCTTTGCATATACAAGATTCAGTAGCACTTCTTCTCTGTCTGGTAGTTCACTTGGATTGCTACAATTCAATCTACTCTCAACCATCATTTCACTTTGACCCTCTAGGTGTGTTATGAGTGCTGTTAATTCCATATCATCTAATACAAGTTTGTGTAGTGCCATTACCATTCCTCCTCTGGTCTTTTTGCTCTTGCTTTTTCAATCTTATTGTAAAACTTGTCAACTGTTGTTTCCAAGACTTCAAAGATTTCGTCTAACTCTTCCACTAATTCAAAATCATCGTTACCCTGTGAGTAACCCTCTAGGCAATAGAGTATGGTGCTTATCTGCTCTTCTCTCAAAGTCAGATTAAGTGGTGTCTGTGGAAATTCACTTCTAATTTTAGACATCATTCTCCTACAAACTTGTAGTTGTAATCATCAAGTAAGATGTCTCTTACTCTTTCTCTGTCAAGACTATCTCCATCCCCCCAAGTGCAGGACTTGTTAGTCTTATCACTACACATTGATAGGTAGTTCTCTGTTGCTCTAAGAATATCATACTTAGTAAGAGGTTGTTTAGTCTCTTGAGACATCATAGGATAAATGGGGTCATTCTGACCATAGAAACTGTCAACATAGTTCACGAAGTCTGTGAACATATCATTCAGTTCTGTGCTTGAAGTTCCTGAGTTCATAAGGGTTTCTCTGTTATGTACTTATTATAGTCGATTTGATATGGAATACTATATCAAGTGTGACAGTTTTTTAACTGACCCAAGCTCCTCCTGTAAGAAAGTTTAATCTGCTAAATTGATTTCTGTTTACTAATTTGTATATACCCCACCTATTCCACATTACATAACCTTCGCCATCTATTTCTCCGTCATCATCATAGGTAGTCCACCACCCATCATGTTCACATTTTTTAAGTGCATCCATCTTAATTGATTCAACTAACTTCCATAGTCTCATCAAGTTAGGGTCTATCTCATGTGACTCTGATATAGTCTCAATGACTTCATCATTAATCTTAATGCCAGTTCTAATACAATGATTAATCGTTTTCTTAATTTTAGATGCCTTTGATGTATTGACGAATTGAACCATAGTTGCCATTTGTTTCGCAAACTGACATCTATCATATACAAATGATTGAAACTTTGCGATAGCATTACATTGAATATACAATACTTTGTCCAAGTTATTCTCAAGTATATGGTCAAGTGGTATTGCGTGAGTATCAACTAGAGTATTACCTGTAGCAATATATTCTGTGTGTGGTGCGATGATAATATTATGTTCTATCTTATATGGAAATAGATAACCTATAGTGTTAGGTTGATAGTAGTCATCGCCACCAATACCTATCAAATCTCCCTGATAGATATTCTCTGTTCTATCTAAATTATCAAAACATTTGTGTAATTTATCTGCCAAGTCTGGTTTATCAGCATATAATATATCAATCTCTTCGTGAGAGTGACATATCATCTTCTTGACTTTATTGAATACTGATTTAGTTCCTACGAAAAACTTATCGTTTTCGGGATTAGTTCCCCATACAATAGCAGGGCAACCATCTATTTTAAGAGATACCTTTCCCTGTAAAGTAAACCAATTAATTGCTGATAAGTCTCCAGTAAGAATAGTATCTTCGGGGTGTTCGATGTGTTTGAGTTGCATTTGTCTAAAGAGTGAATTGTGGTAATTTTTTAAAATTATACTTTCCCTTGCCTGACTTACACATATCTCTATTGTACTGAATATATAGTTCTTCTTGCAATTTAAATGCTTCTAATTCGTGGGGTTGCTCATAGTATTTGATGTCACTTACATTCTTACCTTTGTAGTATGTCCTACCTGATTTCATTTTAAGTGAACCCTCTACCCATTGTTTCAAATGCACTAATTCGTGTAAAAGAGTTTTTACATAATCAATATCTTTCATTTTAGAATGAAGTGATATTGTAAAATCTCTGGGTCTGGAATAAGAAGTTGCGTCTAAGAATCCATAACAATCATCCTTCAACAAACTACGATGAACAATGTCAATCGTAAGTTTGTGTCGAGGTAGATATTTGTTTATAAACCAAGTGGTAATACTCTTACACCGTTTCTTAGAATAACCATATCCAAAATGGTAGATGTAAGATTTGTTCCCCAATGTAGCATCCATAAGAAAGATAGAATAAAGATTAGTTTTTCCTTTGCGGTCATTTTTGTCATATTATCTCAAGTATAAGTATCCACCCGCCCAACCAACACATCTAGGGTCAGTTAAGAACAATAAATCTTTTTTATTGCAAAAACTAAATCTAACGTGTTTTGCGGGTGCTTTCCAAGATGCAGGTTTGTAAACATTTCCAACAATATCCTTTGCAATACCAATAAATGCGTGTACTGTGGTATCTCTCCATCTATCTTCTCTCTCATCGTACTGTTCTCTAACTACTTTGATATACTTCTTACCTTCATAGTATCTGAATTTGTCTAACTTTGCCTTACCTTGCATAATCTCTACAAGTTGATTTGCTGAATAAGTACACTCTGGGTCACGCTTCAAGTTATGCTCTAAACTTCTAATTGTGTCCTGTTTGTAATTCTCATCAAGTGCTTTGCAATAGTCATCGACATATCTTCTTAAGAATGTCTGATTTGTTTTCTGAACTGATTGTCCGATTACTTTTTCCATAGGGGTGTTTCTTTGTTATACATCTATTATAGCACTAAAAAAGGGGGTTGGATACCCCCTTGTGACACTTATTCAACTGTCTGCTTTTTTGGGATTTCTACCTCCTTGACAGTTACCTTAATAATCTCCTCATAATTCTCATCAAACTTTTGTCTGATTGAATATGCAACCCATCTGTCCTTGACAAACACATAAATGTATTCTTGCCAACAATCTATTCGTGTGAACTCATCAAAGTTCTTACTTAAGATTGGTGCTTCCTCATCGCCACCATAGTATGTTGCTCTGGGTTCGATTTTTTCATACTCTTCTGTTTCTGGGTTGTATTCATTATCTGAATAGCAACTTCCCATATTTCCACCATCTATGAGTTCTGATGCTTTCTCATAGGTATTGAAGTGTTCTTCGAGAGTAACACCTAACCATTCTGGGTATCCATCCCAATGATGATATACTGATAGGATTGAATCGTCTGGTAATAGAATACCGATTCTTGAACGTGTTGACATAAGGGTCTAAAATAAATTGGCGAGAGAAAACAAAAACATAGTGGAGCGTATCGCCTAAATTACTCAACTTAATCCCTACAGGTCTTTTCCGCTAGTTCTCAAGGAACATTGCTTTCAATCAAATATTAGTAGGGGTTGAAACCACAGATGGTTTGTTTTCCCACTATTAATATAGCACATCTGCAAGAGGATTCAACTTCTCTTGTGACACTTCAACAACTGGCATATAAAGGGTTCCATATTTACCGAATATTCGTCTAAACTTACCAAGTCTAGTGCCAAGATAAACTATTGCTGATTGAAATGGAGCTGCACCTTTTCCATTTCCAAATTTTAATCTTTTATTAATTGCTAAAAATGGATAGGTTGATATTGACTTCCACCATCTTGTCGATACATCCATCTTAATCAGCAAGACTAACTCTTTTGCGTGTCCTAGTTCGTACTGTGATACTGCATAGGGTATCCACTCTTTACTATTACTATATGGATGATTCATAAACACACTCTCGGCAACCCAATCCTGTGCGAGTCCATTTATTTTCTCGTCAAAAAGTTTTTTAGCGGGTACGTTGGGATTCTCGATGTCATTACAACAGGGGTCTAAATCTAGTTTGTTATCAAAAAATTCTAGTACATCCCCTACAAACTCTGGTGGGGTGTTCCAACAATCAGTTCTAGTTCCTGTTGTCGCTGTTAAAGCTTTTAATGCGGTTGATGTCATACAAATATTATATCATACTTCTGGTATAATGTCCACACTAAATATTAATAGTTCGGTTATCCGTATGAAATTAATAGACGGATGCCACTCTCTCAAACTAGAGTGTGCATTAAGGGAATTGGGATTTGTTGACGTTGGTTGGAAATGTGTTGCCAACGCAGGTATATTTCTAGTTCTTCCATTTGGATTACCCGAAAACCCAGACGGAGACTTACTCGGTTTCCAAGTTGTTAAATCTAGTCGGGTAATCAGGTTATCTGATAGTGCCAAAAAGGCTCTTGACTTTGCGATTAATATGTCAGGTTAGTCGTCATAGACTAAACACTCTGGTTCGTCAGGGTGTAAATCGCAAAATAGTTCTAAGGCATTTGGGTCGTGGTGGTCGCCACTTTCAATTTCTAGTTTATGATGTTCAACGTATTCTTCTAGTTCATGTAATTCATCTTTATAGTGCCTTCTAGCTGCGGATGAAACTGTTGGGTCATCAATCCTTTGCTTATCGAACTCGATGTGGTCTTCTATTGTTTTCATAATGTTCTCTGTGTTACAATACTATTTAGGTTTTTAATGTTATTTTAATGTTCGGTTAAATCCCAATGCCATTTAATATGTTTAATATAATCGAATGTGCATGACAAATCTGCATCACAACTTAAATCATATTTTCTGTCACATAAAAAATTTCGTAGTTCCTGTACAGATTGAAAAGAACCTTTATGAGAATAGTTTTCATCGTACAAATGATACTTCATTATGCGTCAGGATTAAAAAATGTTCCAAAGAAACCGCTATCTCCATCTTTGCGATTTTGTAATTTTTCAAGCATTTCAGTTGCATCTATAATGTTGTCTATCTGTGCCAACATATCAGCAATATGTTTACTTACAAATGGTTTCTCTGTTCTAGCTGCAGTTGCGAGAGCATTTCTTAAATCCTCCTGTGCATCCCTCAAAGACTCTTTTACTGTATCGGATAGTGCCATTATGCCTTTACCCATCCTGTATCTGTGAGTTGAAAACCTTTTGCAACCAACTCATCTTCACTCATCGAACCTGTATTCTCGATTACAGTTTCAATGTGATTATCAGGTAATTCTGTGTAATCTATCCATTTTTTAGGGTCTGTAAGATAGTCATCATCTAACGCACCCGCATTGATTTCAACTACATTATTCTTCTTATCCACACCATATAACAAATCTAAGACTTCCTTACTATGTCTTGCACATATACGATGATATTGAGAATTTCTTTTCAATGTCAACATAATGCAATCAAGTATGTCCTGTGGACTCTCAGATGTAAGTGCATCTTCGATAGAATCCTTTAAATTATTAAGTGATGGACTACTGAATTCTTCTATCATTTGTTCTGGTCTAAGTGAATTGCTTTCTCCATGATACCTTGAATTTCTTTGGATGTCAAGTTGTTCATCCAACTCCATTCGGGGTCTTGTTTATCCCATTCAACGGTAAAAGTTCCGTCTTTATTTTGATTGATTTTCAGAGAATTTTTGTTCATTGTTGGAAAGTTTCAAAGTTCTTTTAATTAATTTTGCATATTTAACTTCCGTTTCAGTATATAAATCTGGGTTTGCCTTTGCTCTCTTAATCAACTTATTAGCTGCTTTCTTATCCTTCATCAATAATTAAGTTATATTAAGAATTATTTAGTATATCAGGAATTAAAGATATTTTTAATGTCTCCTGATACGGATGTGCTATCCTTCTTAATCTTAACTTTTGTCTTAAATCTTTCTTCGTGTTCTGCTAATTTCATTTGAACAGTTATCATTTCATCCTGTAATCTCTCTATCCTTTCATTCTGCTGTTGTATATGTTCTTCAACCATAAAGTTCTCCCCACTCATCGGGTCTTTCACTCTTATCTCAAACTGTTCCTCTGGTGTTAATCTATTGCGATATGGATATAACCAATCTTCTACTTCAGAAGCTATCATCCATAAAAATTCTCTTATGTTAAATAATATTTTCATTTTTTCCACTCTGTATGTCTTTTATCTATATCTAATGATAACATAGATATTAATGTTTCGTATGGAATCCAAGCAGGGTCTTCATCTAAAAATTGCACTTGGACTTCTTTTATATTTTTTTGATAAAATCTGCAATAAACAGTTCTAACATTTTTAACAAAGGATAAAGGATTATTCATAATTAATACTTTCTCCCATTATAAAACCCCTAACTAAAAAAGTCAAGGGTTTGTTTTTTATGTTACTATCTTAAGAACGAATTAAAACCTCCTTACATATTCTTTTACATTCTGATTGTCTGTCGTCACATTCGACTAGGCACTCGTAATATTCTGTGATTAAATCGTTATCATCATTATAACCGTTGAGTTGATTTAGTGGAATTAAGTTGTGCATTTTATCGAATAATAGTTGAATATCTGAACCATAATACAGGAGTTTTAGTGCATCTTGTTTCTCCTAATTCTAAAAATATTTAGAAAATAGTATCTACAAATTCAGATATAAGTTAACAAAAATTTATGCCTACGCACATATACCTAGTCACGTTGTCTCCAATCATCTGAACGGTCTTGCTTGAACCAATCAGCAATATCATCTGCACCATAAAATCCTCTTTTAGGTTTTCTATCTGGATTGCCTATGTCCAAATATTTAAGGCACGAACCATCGTCATCTGTCGCTAATCTTCTTGCTTGACTTAACATACCTCTGGCACTTGTATTTGCTTTTGCCAACTTGTTTGCCCATATCATGTCTTCTAACGAAACTTCGGTTCCAGCTGCGATGTCTTTACAAATTGCTTGCAATCGTAAACGGTATTGTGTAGATAGCATAAGATAATCTAATAGTTCACATTATTTATTTTAATATTTTTACCCTAATATTAATGTATTGTTATGAACACATTACCGCCATTTTGATAATGGTTTTGTTTCAATTAACTTAGCAGTTTCAAGGTCATCACTTTCATCTGGGTTAGTGTGATATGTAACTTCTTTTAATGTTTTAAGGTATTCTAAAACGTGTTCTCTTATCTCCATCAAATCTTCATAGCATCCTTGATTATATGCACAACCTCTTAAATCGTGGTCAGGTTTTAATACTGATTCAGTAAACAAATCTAACGCTCGCTGATACTTTTGTGCAGATGTTTCAACTGCGTCAATTGAGTTTTGGTCGTGCATTTTTCTTCTCCTTTTGAATACCTTTTTTTATGTATATCATAGCACATTCAAAGTTCTTTGAGAAGTGTTCTACGATACCATTATGCACGATGGCAAACTTTCTTCCGTTTGATGGAACTGCAGCCCACATACCATCTTTGGATACCCAACCATTTGGTTGTCCAACCTTTGCGTCAAGCAAAGTTAGATTCTTAGTTGGATAAAAAGATTGGTAGTTGTCTCCTCTTGCCATTAAAATACAGCAGTAACACTAACAACAGTAGCATTAGGGTTTCTTGCAAGTGCGACTTGTCTTGCTTCCTGATAGTCAACTGCTCTTACCTCTTCGGTAAAAACTTGACCCGCTACAATTAGTTGTACTTTACAACGCATTAGAAAAACCTCCCTTTAGTTGCAAATTTTACGATTGCAAATGATGAACCAATACAAAATGTCATCAATGCTAATGTCAATACAAATCCTTCAATCATAGTATCTCCTTTTGTTTACTCTTCTATTATATAATATCCAAGATGTTTATGCAAGGCTCTTGTGCCACTTTGTTAACTGGTTGATAATCTTGTATTCTTTTCTGAATTAAGTTACCATAATCTTCATTGAGTTCACATCCAATATAATGACGATTAAGTGACTTTGCAACTGCAGCTGTAGTTCCTGCACCCATAAAAGGGTCAAGAACTGTATCTCCTTCTTCACTCCCTGCAAGTATGCAAGGTTCAATCAAGTCAGGTGGATATGTTGCAAAATGAGCTTCCTTATATGGTTTAACTGTTACTGACCAGACAGAGCGTTTATTCTTTGTTGGATATGATTTTGTAAGTCCGCTATGGGGTTGGAGTCCTGTTCCTTCGTTGTGGTATTTTCCGTTTGTTCTGTCTCTTGTTCCCCAATCTTTTGCGGGTTCTTTGATTGCTTCATTGTTGTAGTGATATTTTCTATTTTTACTGAACAAAAATATATATTCGTGTGACTTCGTACACCTATCTTTTACACTTTCTGGCATTGGATTTGGTTTATGCCATATAATATCTTGTCTCAGATACCATCCATCCTTACGCATAGCAAATGCAAACATCCAAGGGATTCCGATTAAATCTTTTTCTTTTAATCCATCTAATTTATTGCCACGTTTATTACAATTATCTGGTAAGTCTTGTTTTGTTTTAGATACAGATTGTTTCGGATATGATTGACCTTTTCCTGGTCGATAATTATAATAACTATCTCCTAGATTAACCCACAAAGTTCCATCATCAGTTAAAACATCCCAGACACCACGAAATACATTTACAAGATTTTCAATATATTCTTCGGGTGTTTCTTCAAGTCCTATCTGACTATCTTGTCTAATTGCACCACACTTCGGGCAAACAGTTTTGTATATTGCATCGCCAACCCCTGCCATTTCATCATGATTTTTATGTCCAGTAATACAATTCTTAGGATTAACTTTAGTGTCTCGCCTGTGATTACAATTAGGGTCGCCACCTACCCACGTTGCTGTACCATAATCTCTAAGTCCGTAATATGGTGGGGATGTCACACAAGTTCTTGCACTCTGTGGTAAAAATTCACTAAGTGTATCCTTACAATCTCCAAATAAAATTGTGTCTTTCATCGTTTTAAAAACTCATTCAAAATCCAAGAACTACTGTTCATTTTGTCATCGCCACCAACACCCCACTCAAAAATAACTCTGTCATTCTGTTGGAATTTAAGATATTCTGGCACGTTGGTATTAACTCTGTCTCCTCCATTACAGTATATCACTTTATCATACATTTGTAAACACTTATAGATTGCCATATTCGATGAGTTGTCGGTATCATCATAAGTAATCGTCAAATCAACTGGTTTAAGTTCCTTGACGATTGCTCTTCTTTCTGCCATTGGTAAGAAATACTTTCCTTTCTTACGAATTAACCACTCATCAGAATTAAGACCAACACACAATGGGGTATGTGGGTACAATTCTTTTGCATTTTTGAAGTATGAAATATGACCACTATGTATCGGGTCAAATCCACCTGTAACTAATACTATCTTACTCATTGTGCTTTGTTTAATTTAAAATTAACTGATAATGTTTTTCTTATCTCATCATTTTCGTGAGAACTAACACCATGTAAAAGATGACTTGAGAAGAAAATAATATCTCCTCTCTTTACAGTTGGTTGATGATGATTTGTATAAGATATTAAATCCTCATACTCCTCTGAAAAATTACAGGAATGTCTGTCAACAAAAAAGAATTTTCCAAAATCAATCCCATCATTTGCAAAGAATACACTTGATATATCAAGACCTGCGTGGTCGTGAATCTCTTGATAATAACCTCTCTTATATAAATTTAGCCAAGGGTCATACATTGTATAATCAAAACTTTTATTTAATTTTTTAGATAATAATTCTAAACTTGGTTTGAACAAATCAAGAAAGTCTTGCCATACAAGTGGTATCCTATCAACTTTACAATATCTTCCCCACTCAAAGAAATCATTATCTACTTGTTGAGTATTACATACATCATCAATCTTAGATATTAATTCATCTGAATTAGGTGCAGGGAAAACTGTATAAAATTCAGATGAGAATGGAATATTAATCATCTTGTAATAACTGTAGTTGCTGCCTGACCTTTGTTGAAGATAGTATCGACTACTGCTTCAACCTTTCTTGCGGTAGTAATACCAACATTAGAATAAACTGGTACACATACAAGACCAAATACTTTGTCTGCATTACCCTTACGAATAACCCTACCGATTGTCTGACTAATACCTATGTAGTCCATAGACCTCATAAACAAAACTGCTTCAAGACCATTGACATTGATACCCTCTGAGAGTATGCTGTGGTGCAATACAACAAACTTTTTGCCTGTCCTACCCCACTCATTAAGAGTGTTAAAGAAAGTCTCTCTATCGACCTTCTCTCCATCAATCATCGCACCTGTCTTTGCTGTGATAAACATATAAGAGTAACCACGAATCGCAAGTTGTTGTACAAAATCTGTCTGAGAAATAAGTGCAACAATCTGTCTGGTTGACTTGGCACATATTAATACTTTGTCCTTATCAAGATTGTCAATCGCACCAATCATTTGCTCATTGTCTCTGTCTGCAACTAACTCATCTTTCTTGAGTATTCTTGAACGATACACCTTGACTTTAGGTGGTAAAATATAACCTTGCTTGACTAACTTTGGTGCAGGTACTTGACATATCACACCACCATATACCTCTGTCCAGTTCATCCCTGCCTTGACAGGAGAACGACTATGCTTTGGTGTTGCTGTAAAGAAATAACATCTACCTGCATACTGTGAGAAGTAATCAGTAGCAGGGAAAAAGTTTTTCTGTACTGAGTTGTGTGCTTCATCAAAGTAGATAGTATCAACCATAATACCACTTTCTTGAATTTTATGTAATGAATGATAAGTTGTAAATATAATAGTTCTACTGAAGAAATTTACTAAGTTCTGTTCAACAAATCCCTGTATCTCAAGTGGATTAGTGGTGCTAAACATACCTTTGATTTTACCACTATGAACGTGCATCACATCAACATCATTGTATTTCTCATCAATGATTTCCATAAACTCTTTGCATAATTGCTCTGCAAGTAGTATGCGTGGTGCAACGACTACAACTGTACCATAATCTTCCAACTGCTTGACAGCATCCATAATCATACAGATAGTCTTACCACCACCAGTAGGAACAATGACTTGTCCTTTGTCATTGTCTAACATTGATTGAATTGCTTGTTCTTGATGTGGTCTTAGTTGCATTAGTGTTCTTTAGATGTACCTATCATAGCATAAAAATACCCCCTGTGCAGGGGGTTGTGACAGATATCTAACTGGCAAAGAAAGCCTCCACTCCAACTGGTTCTCCAAAACTATAATCATAAGTAAGTGCATCGTGACAAACATAATGTGGGTGTGTAGTAGAAACTCCCAATCTATCACACATTTCTCTATGATTATCTTCCATTAATTCAACTGCGTATAACATATTATCTAATACATGATTAAGAGAATGATATTTAATTAATTCGTCTTTCAATGCAACTAAGAAATTACCATTACCTGCGGATGGGTCTAAAAAAGTTGAATCAGGATTAGTTCTAGTAGTAAGGGGTATTTCCTCAACCATTTTAACACACAGTTTTATGGGAGTAAAAACTTCTCCGTTCAAATCTATTCTGTCATCACTTCGTTTTATATCAGAACCAATTAATTCATTATGTTTATTCTTCATAATTGTGATTGAATATAATTAATTTGACTTGAATTTAAAACCTTTGTAATAGGAGTATTTGGGAATCTTGAAAGAATTGCAGTTGACATTCTTCCACCCACTCTAGTTTGTTCTATAACCCAACGATATAATGGGTTATCTAAAATATTTTTAGATTTAAGTGCATCATCTTCTGTATCAAAATATTGAACATCACAACTCTGGTCACAAACCATTGTATCTGAAACAATAATCTCGTAGTTAAAAGGTGTACCCATATGTGGTATCATCATTTTCCATTTACCATAGGTAATCCACTTTACTTTTTGAATGTAGGT